TGATAGTGATTACGATTTAGGTACTTCATCGAATCGTTGGAGAAATCTTTATGCAGATACTTTATATGGAGATGGATCTAACTTAACAGGCATATCGGCTGGTGCTACAGGTGGTGGATCTGACGAGGTGTTTTGGTGTAATGGTCAAACTGTAACGGCAAACTTTACTATCCCAGATGGTAAAAACGCAATGTCTGCTGGACCTATAACAATTAACTCAGGAGTAACTGTTACAGTAGGTAGTGGCGAAACTTGGACAGTAGTATAAAATAGGAAAAAACTACAAATCACATGAAAGAACAATCTGAAAAGCAAATCCTTGAATGGAGAGAAGAGTTAAGGACTCACAAAGAAAGATTACAACAAGCAGAAGCAGTTGTTGAGCAAGAAACAAAGCTTATTTCAATGATTGAGGGCGGTATTCAGTTTGGGGAGAACTTGTTGAAGAACGCACAAGCAAACCAGCAATCAGATAAAGCGGAGTCAAAGAAAGAATTAAAAACAGAACAACCAAACTCATAGTTCCCATTGCCTTAATTAGTGCCTCTTTTATCATGTTTCAAAAAATTTGTAACTATCTTTCTATATTATCCACAGTTCTTGTATTAGGAATACTTGGCGGTGGCTTCTTTACATATAAATATGTGACTAGCGAACAGTTCAAGGCTAAGATGATGAATCAAGTTCTTGAAAATGTACAAGGACTTATGCCTGATGTTTTAAGTAACGCTTTGCCTGATACTACAGGCCCTTCTTTACCAATTCCTTTTAAAAAGTGAATTGTTATTGGTGTCATACAGAGTTATTAATAGATAGTGATATAGACATAGACTCAAGTATGTCTCCAATGATAAGTGACGAATATTCAATAAAGACTTTTTTACATTGTCCTAAATGTTTCTCAGCAGTAGAGGTGTTAAAAAAAAGAGATGCCTACGATTGATATTCCTAATATTTCTATACCAGAAATAAAGATAGATTTACCATTACATATTCCATATCAAGTATTAAATGTACCTTTACCATCTATAAAATTACCAGGCTGCGTAAGGTATCACAGAGATGCATCGCCTAAAAATACTGCATTATATGATGATGATCCTACAGGAACAATGATTTCATGTCCTTATGGATCTATGCCAACTTTCCAACCTATGTTATATGACAGAAGAAAAATAGATATTGTCGAATCAAAAGAACAAGAGAAAAGACAGGAAACAAACGAAACAATAGAATCACCAACAGTAAGACCAGAACTTCCAAAAGAAAAGAAAAAAATAGTTATACCTGAGTGTCCAGGCCCTAAAGACCAGCGGAGAGGCGATTTCAGAAATTCACAAAAGCTTGAAAGGGTAGTATCACATCGCTTATCATCGGACAAACAAGAATGCATAACTGAGTATGAAAGAGTTGAATGGAAAGAGCAATTTATCCCATCTGCCCCTCAGTTTGTTGGGGTCTTTAGCCTTGCTTTGGTTGGTGCTTCTGCTCCAATTGTTTTACAGTTAGTACGGCCGTTAGTTAAGCAAGCAGTTTCTAAATTAAGTAAAAATAAGAAAAAATAATACTTTTTTAGTCGGTTTTAGTGATTTTATGGTTGTGCGGTAAGACTTGATTAGCTTTTGGCACTATTTCTATATCAGAACATAAATCATAGTATGGACTATCTTTTTTAAATCGAATTCCAGCAATTCTTTTTTCTCCGCAATGACGTAATCTTGCCATATGCCAATCAAGTTCTAAGTTTTTAAGTTTTTGTTTATTGATATCATTCTGCACTTGAGCAGCTTCTTTGCATTTTCTTGTATATTGTCGATCTAAAGGAATGGAAAAATTTAATGTAATGCCTGTACCAAGAGCATAACTATCTTTATTTGTACCAGAATAATTTTGTTGATAATACAAAATATCTCCCGGATTATCGGGTGTGCCATCTCCTGTAGGATTACCATCGTCATCAAAATCTCCAACAATATCTGTCTCGTCATAAACAGGTGTGTAATAAAAATCTCGATATGGTTTTCTATAGTTTGAATTAAATGTAGTAAACGGAGTTATAGTCATCATTGCTCCTTGGCAAACAACACCGCCTCCAAATTGATTAGTGTGAAAACTTCCATTATTTACATTCCAATTTTGGTTGGTGACAGATCCGCTATTACTTTGACTAACAGCATTAGCTAAAGCACTTGTTGGTAATAGAGCTATTGAAAGACAGAGGTAGTGGTAACTACGGATTCTGTTTCGATGGTGCGATTTATGGTGGTGACGTTTTGCAAACCAGGAGCTGAATATGTTTCTGTGAATTGAAAAGCATCTCCTGATGTTGGATTTGTCAACGTCCAATCTGGTTTTGTTGTCATATCTGCTCCTTTCCATGTATATGTTTGTCCTCCTACTGTTCCTGTGACACTAACAGCATCTGGTGAAATATCTCCTGACGCAGAAACACCTGTGCCTGTAACTGTATATTCATAACCAGTTTTATAATCTTTGCTCGTAATCGATTCTGTAATTGTTGTCTGAGTATTCGTGGTTGAAGACATCGTACCTGTCGTGAAATTAGGTACAATATTTGCATTAGCTGGTAAAGCATATATCAAAAACAGTAATAAAAGCTTCCGCATAGCTCATATTTAATCCACAGTTACAGAAGTTACATAAGAACCTGTGGCTGTAGTACCAGCCGACCCTGCTGTTATTGTGATTACATGATTATCAACAGTACCAGCCAAATTCGTAGCTGTGCCTCCAGAGGTACTTGTCAAATCTCCAAAAGGGCTAACCTCACCAACAGTTAGAGATGTTGCAATAGTGTCCCCAGTTGTGTGTGAAACTGTGTATGTGAAGCTCTCGCCATCTGTAAGCTGGCTTGCTGTGATCGGTGTATAAGCGTTTACACCATTTGTCGCTGCACCTAATCCACCAACACTTCCAGCGGTTGTTCCGTCTGTCGTATTGACTCCTGTTCCAGAAACAGAATATGAGTTACCTATTCGATCAGCAGTAGTTCCAGCAGCAGCAACTTCTAACTTTACGCTAGAACTAATTTGTGATGTTATATCAGCATAAGCTGGTGCTGATACAAGAAATAAAAACGGAAGAAGTCTTTTCATTTTTTAGATTTAGGGTCGATTACTTCAGCACCTTCTATTTTAATAGGTGTTATTACCCTTATAGTCTGAACCATACCTTCATTTTCCGCAACTTTGCTGTCTTTCTCACTACCTTTTTTTCGTGATGCTTCAATCCCAAATGTACTGATCGCGGCAGTCAGTAAGCTGGCTGGGAACGTGATATCTTTAGGTTCGTTACTATATCCGGGGAGTTCTATGTAATTAAGGCTTACGATAAAACCACTCCAAACGACTACACCTAATCGCACAAAAAGACTAATAATAGCTAATTGTTCCTCTTTATCATCAATTCCTTCTTTTAATTTTTGGAACGGATTTTTCTTTTTCTGTTCTGTCATAACCTTTTTCTGTCATAATAGACATAGATCGAGGACTCGTAAAGTGGTTGAAGTAATAGCAGCAGTTGGGGGAGCAATGATGACAGCTTGTTTTGTATCCGTGGGATCAGTATCTTATCGAGGCAGACAATCAAGAGATGATCTCGTGCGAAATACAACAGCAATAGAATTGTTGACTACAAAAATTGATGATATGCATGATGATATGAAAGAAGTATTTCATCGATTGAAAGAAGTAGAACTTGCTGTTGCAGAGATTAAGCCAAGAAGATAGCCTCTTCCTTTATGACCAGCAGAAGAGGCTATAGCTCTAAGTGTGAGGAGTGAGCTACTATAAACGTAGCAATATAAAAAAAATCATGCTAAAAATTATTGAGCCAATCTTGTTTGCTTTTTTAAGAGGTAAAGCAATAAAAAAACTCGCACTTGATATAGTACGAGCTATGGTTAAAAAAACAGACAATACAGTAGATGATCGTCTTTGCGATGTTTTAGAAAAAGCTTTGTTTCCAGGTAGGTAACTACTTTTTCTTTTTCTTTTTCTTTGGAGGTCTTCCAACCTTACTTCCGTAAGTGCCAGCTCCTTTGGGCATGATGTTGTAAATAGCTATTTATATAGTAAGATAAAAAACCATACAAATCTACAGATGCAGCGATTAAATTTTGTAAATTGTCCCAAATGCAATACTTTATCAAGGCAAAAAGTAATTCAATCTGATAGAAACTCGGAACATATAATTATTAGAAGAAGATTGTGTTTTAAGTGTGAACACGTTTGGCACACGATACAATATCCAGAGCAAACAATAGAGGACAGAAAAGCACGTTATATAAGGAATAACTAGACTTTTTTGAATATTTGGTTATCGTTAGGGTGGAGGACACTCTAATGAAAATCGAAATGCCTTGGTCAGGGTGGTTTAACAAACAAGCAAAAAAAAGACGCAAAGTTGAGCCTTGGGTATTGGCAACCATTTCTCTTGAAGAAGAATTTGAAGTTGAAATGGTATTAAGAGAAGTATTTAATTATATAGATCCTGATGATATTCCTGATCTTATAAGTGCTTTCGCAATGGAAAATTTTAGATTAACTAAAATAATTAATCAAGCCGGGGATCATATAGATAAAATTAATTCTAAGAATTCTTCTCCCAATAATAAGCACAATCCTTTGCCCAAACTCCCCCACTAGCTTTACCTTCGGGCATACCTAATCCGCATTCAGATTTAATAACTAACCAATGAATACATTCAATACATATTGGATGGTTTCTACTTAAACATCTTGCATCTGCATATAAATATTCTGCTTCTATAAGAGCAGGTTCTAATTCTTTTGCTTTTAATGGCAAATTAACTTTGCCTTTTTTTGTTTTTATTTTTACTCGCCAAACAGTAGGTTCTTCCTCGTATAGAACCATGCGACCTGCATGGTATCTAAGAGAGGCCATTATTTATGCCAAATTTTATCCTCGTATCCATTAGGTGGTGTGCTAATCCAGTATCTAGTACCATTTATAACCTTAAAAACATGATTACCGCAACATACAATCTGCCCGGAGTCTTGTTGCTGCTTCTTCTGCTTCTGATTTTGTCTCATATAATCTACCGACATAAACTTTTTTTCCATCGAAATACCAAGGTCTGAATTTTGCTGTTAGTCCATAATATATCGGGTTGACTCCGATTTGTCCTTTGCAGACTAAATGTGTGATATACAAGATTTTTATTGTCGATTTATTCTGAAACTTACTGAGCCTGTTCCGTTATTAAAATGAATATATTGTGCTGTAGAAGTATCAACTCTTATAGTGTTTGAAGTTCCTAAAGGATAATGTTGTGAATCTTGCGTGATATCTGATGGTTCTGTTTTTTGTATAGCTTTAGAGTTTTGCCCGGCTGCATATCCTTTTTGGTATTGTTTTTTCATGTCATCTTCTGTATATCCATTTCTTTGTCCATCTAAATATCCCTCGTTATATTTTGCATTTAAATGTCTATCTAATTGTCTTTGGTAATCTGCTTTTAAATCATTAATACCTTTTTGATACGCATTATTAATAGCTTTTTGTATATCTTCCTGTGATGCAGGTGGCGATCCTTTATATAAATGCACACTTACCTGTTCTCTATTTATAGCTCTGATAAACTTACGAGCAGCTACAAGTGCCTCGTTTTCATTAGGATTACGAGTTGCTAAGTTCCATAATTTTTGTAGTTTTTCTGCTGTCATTTTTTCTTAAATTTTCCGTATCTAAGTTCTAAATCATATCGAGCAATCATATTTAGTTGTTGCTCTTTTGTATAACTTAAAATTATTTTTGCACGATCTTCTACAGGAAATAACTTAAGATACCAAGGGTGTCTAAATATAAATTCTTTTTGTTCTTTGTTCATTTTTTATGTTTTTTTTGATATTGAGCTAATCGATACTCAAAGAAATGCTCAGTTCCGTTTGGCTCAATATACGGATTTTCTTTTTCTAATTGGTTTAATAAAAAAATTAGATCTGAAATGCGACTTGAAATAGATCGTTTTCTATCTTCTATGTGTGCTGTCATTATTCCATCCTCATTTCTTTCATCAAAAGTTTAATCTGCTGATCTGTATATTTATAAATATCAATTAATTTGTTATATGCAAAATATTTTTCTTTTCCTTTTTTTGAAAATAACATTGCAATACATTCTGCCTCAAAACTTTTTGTAATCCATTTAGGTTTTAAACCTGCACTCTCACAAAATTCATCAGGTGTCCAATATTCAAAAACAATCTTGCTTTTCATATCCCAATACACTTGGCCTGGATATGGATTTTTTGGAAAATCTTGTATATTCATTAAATAATCTCCCAATCTATAATTTTGTCATTTTTTTTATAAATAAAATCTGTAGCCATTTTAAATTTTTCAATATCAACTTTTTTATTTTTCTTTCCATTACTTAATTTTTTACCTTCTCCATTTCCAATCCAACAACACCCTGCTGTAATAACTTCCATTAAATTATTACGTTCTTCAAGAGTACAAATAATTTTCATTTCACTACCTCATACTTACAATCGCCCCATCTTGCTTTTATATATTTAATTGCTTTAGCTTCTGTTTCTGCATAGGTTGTTAGTTTCATAGGAGCATTACCAACTCCATTTACAATAAATGTAAATTTCTTTGTTTTTTTGTCTTTTTCGGCTCTTGTTACACCTTCCATGTCAGGTGTCATATCAAGTAATTCTTTATCGGGAAAGTTATTGGATTTCATTGTCAACCTCCTGTCTTTCCCATTTTTTAAAGTCTTTAATTTTCATAGTTTTTACTTTGTTCACTTCGTAATTGTGTTTAATAATAATAATTTGTATATTTTCATCAACCCAATCAGACTTTAAATAAGCAGTATGATTATCTCGATATTGAACAATGTGGTCATAGCCCCGGATGTCCTTATCTAATTTTTGGTCAAGCCATAAGAGTCTTTTCTCTTTTAGCTTTCGTAATTTCATAACTGATTTAGTTGAATCTGCCATAATAAAAGGTTGGGGACTAACAGATGCGTTTGCTTATATATGAGCATATGAGGCAGGTAAAACCTTTCAGAAAACTGCCTTTGACTCTCTCATATATCCTCAATGGGAACTCGTATCATCTTTGTAAAATTGTACAGTTAGGCCATACAGAGTCATTAGCCTCAAGATTACAAAGGAGCAGCAAATTAACTAGCCCATGCAAACTAGCGATCATGCCCCATAAATTAAAAGTCGATTTCGTCTGAACCTAAAGGTGCATCTACAGGACTTGTTGATGTTGTACCAGATTCATATATCTCCTTTTGTTTTTTATAGTCTGTCTCAATCTTTAAGGCAAGGAATTTTTTACCATTTGGATTATTTCTAGGTGTATTTGTGTAACCTGATGCTCTTAATGGAATAAAATCTCCAACATAACCATCATTATCTGGTTTTGCATTTTTAAGGTAAGAAATAAATTCTTCTATTTGTCCTACAGGTACTTTTACAGTTCCCTTATAATCAGGATATTTTTTTGAAGAATCAAATTTTTCCTTATAAAAAGACCTGTTGTCTTGTTCTGTTTGTCTAAAAACAGCTAATTGTAATTCTAGTGTCATGTTGTTAAATTAGAATTTTGACGTTTGGCTAGTTCTAGCTCCTCTATCTCAGCCACCTTATAGAGGATCTTTCCATTAATCGAATAGAAAGAAGGAGGTTTGCCCTGCCTTCGCCATCGTTCAACAGTATCGGTGTGGACTCGCCATCGTTCAGCAAGTTCCACAGTTGTAATAAATTCGTCTTTAGAAATCGAGGTCATTGTCATCCTCCTGTATTTTTTCTACCTGCACCGGGGACTCGGATACATTGATAGGTTCTGACTCTATATCTACCACTTCCTCACTTGTTTGCACACCTAATAATAAGTCAGGAATATATTGCCTACCAAAAAATGTTGCAGCTCGGTTGCGAAGCATTAGTTCTGGCATACTCGAATATTTAGGATTTTTTGTCCATCCTTCTTGTCTAGCCATACGCATAGAAACTGCTGAACCTTTTACTTGTTTCTTATCTTCTAATCTCGTAGCAACACATTGTACTTCTAATGTTTCGCCTTGACCTTTTACTAAATAATCGAAGTTAGAAAACCTGCCACAGGACATAATGGTACTAGCAATAAATTGTGCTGACCAAGATGGCTTTCCATGAATAATATTTAAATTTTGCATAACAGTTAATGGACTTAAGTGCATTCTTTTACTCATCTCTAGAGCTACTAAACAATTTGATAAACCTTGCTGACCTTGATATTGTGTTGGCACTAATTGTGATTGACATAAACTTTTTGCTTGTCTTTGTGCAAACTCAAAACTATCAGCAGAGTGATATATTGAAGACTCGCTTTCTATAGATGTTTTTGTAATTTCTGTTGTCATTTAATTGGCCTCAACCTTGTTTTTGTATTTACCTTCTTTACGAAATCTTGAACAAGTTCTGATTTGTGAAGGTATGGAAAGAGATATGCTTTGAGTTGTATCCACTCTCCTTGTTTGTAATCAAATTCGATTTTCATTAGTAAAGTTCAATCTCCTGATAGTTTTGTGGTGTGACCTTTTTATTAGTCATCCAAGGAGGAAGACTAATATCTTGGATGGTCGGTGTATAGTCAGGATATAATTTTGTTTCTTGGCATATTCTTAAAAGTTCTAATGATTTTTCTACCTCGCTCATACCTGCATTAATCATGTCTTCATCTGCTCGATAGACTCCTATACAATATGGTGCTGTTTTTTCTATAGCTATAAAAATAAATTCTTTTGCAGGTACATCTAACTTTCTTAATCCTCTTAAGTACCAGGCACATTGAATATGGTATCCGAAGTTTGCTATAGATTTTTGGAAACCTTTAGGACTCGCATCTTGTGTTGTTTTAAGATCAACAACTGTATTTCCATCGTTAGATAGCCAATCTGGTCTACATTTACCCTTTATTTTGTATAAATCTTCCCAAAAATAGCTTAATTCTGCTAATCCTTCCTTATCGTAAATAAATTTTGCAGGGCTGTTTAAAAAGTTGTGATTCATCTGTATAAGATTTTCTTCCCATTCAGCAGACAATATATTTAAATGACCATGTTCTTGCATCCAATCTTTACCTTCTTTTGTTCTGCCATTAAATGCTTTTGGTTTAAATACATAATTTTTTTTAAATAAATCATTTTCTAAAAAATATGTATGAACAGCAGTTCCTTCTTCCATTGCTTTTGTAGGAACAGTTTCATGTGTTTTACGAAATATATATTTCTTAGGATTTAATAATGCATCACGAATACTACTAGAAGACTCGTAATCTTTTTTTGAGTGATATTCTGCATTGCTCATTACCAAGGGTTTATACATTATTTACCTCTCCATAAGTGTGGATCATTTAGTGGGTCTTCATCATCTTTAAATGACAAATCAGGCTCGGCTAAAGTTGTAGGAGCAGATGCATTAATTTTTTTTAAATGAATTTCTGCGTCACGAAATGCTTCCACTTCTAAAATAAAATGTCTTTTAAGCCATTCACTAAATCCTTTAGCAACAACTAAAGACAATGAAGTTCCATGCAATTGAGCTAATGCTTCAACCATCTTATATTCTTGCGTTGAAAATAAAGTGACATTTATTCTTTGATCTTTTTTGTCCATTTATTAATAAAAGACTTGTCGTTTGTAGTCGTATCATATACCCTAGAATCATCTCGTGCAACCTTATGCAGTTAAGAAGTTATCAAACCAAAGCAATTGATAGTTTGAGATATTCTTTTAATACAAAGGGTAAAAAATCGCCTTTGTTAGTAATGCCCACCGGGGCAGGGAAAACAGTTGTTTTTGCTGCAATATCTAAAGCAATATCTCAAAACGAAAAAAATGTTTTAATTCTTGTTCATCGAAGAGAACTAATAGATCAAGCCTCCAAAAAATTAAAAAATATTGGAGTTAATCATGGTGTAATTGCTGCAAAATATGAGTCTTCACAAAATAATATACAAATAGCTTCGGTGCAAACTTTAGTAAGGAGACTTGTAACAAATACATTTAATCCGCATTATATAATTATTGATGAAGCTCATCATGCAGCAGCAGGTAGTTGGAGAAAAATAATAGAGCATTTTAAAGATGCATATAAAATAGGATGTACTGCTACACCAATAAGACTTGATGGCAGGGGACTAGCTGACTATTTTGATGATTTAGTTAAAGGGCCTGGAGTAGCAAAATTAATTAAGGATAAATATCTTGCACCATATAAAGTATTCGCACCTCCCTTAAAAATTAATTTAGATAAAGTAAAAACTTTAGGTGGAGATTATCAGAAAAAAGAATTAGAAAAACAAATAGATAGTGCAGATATTATTGGCGATGCAGTTCAACAATATAAAAAACACGCTGATGGATTACCTGCAATTGCTTTTTGTATTTCTATAAAACACGCAACTGATGTTTGTAATAAATTTAAAGATGCAGGTTATAAAGCTGCTATAGTTCATGGCGAGATGAAGGTCGATGATCGTGATGAGGCGATTAAAGGACTTGGAAATGGAAAAATACAAATTCTTACATCTGTTGATGTCATATCAGAAGGTACAGATGTTCCAGATGTATCAGCAGCAATTCTTCTTAGACCAACAAAATCTGAAGGGTTATATCTACAACAAGTAGGGAGAGTTCTTAGACCAAAAGAAGGGAAAACAGCCATAATTTTAGATCATGTTAACAGCACTAGAACTCATGGTTTTGTGGATGATAAAAGAGAATGGTCATTGCATTCTCAAAAAAAGAAAAAGAAAAAAGGAGAAGTAGCTCCTCATGTAGAAACTTGTAAGAAATGTTTTGCTACATATAAACCACAAGCAACTTGCCCTGTTTGTGGTTATCAAGCAGAAAACAGAGAAAGGTTTATTAAGCAAGAAGAAGGCGAATTAGAGGAACTTAAGAGAAAAGAACAGGAAGAAACAGAAAAACAACAACAAAAAATACTTATTGCATCAGCAAAAACTTTGGAAGAATTAGAAATGGTTGCAAAAATATTAGGTTATAAAAAGGGATGGGCTTATCGAGTCTATGAATCTAGAAAAAATAAAGTACCAAGATATAAAGCTTCACATTTTAGTAATGGTAAAAGAACTGCATCAGATTTATCTATAGATAAAAAAGAAGCTATTGCTAAATTATTTTGTTTAAATCAATCAGTTGCTTTTAAAAATTTTTCTTCTTTTAATAACATGGAGAGTAGAAAAGATCCTTGGAAATATGTTTTAAATCCTAAAGCAGATACTGATGAGAAAAAACAAAAAATACATGAAGAAGTTAATGTTTTACTCAAAAATGCAATTTGGGATTCTATTTCTATAAATTCTTCTAAAAAATGGTTTTTAAATGATTTACATAAAAAGTGGTTTTTACAAATGACTAAATATTCTTGGGATAGGTCATTCATAATTAATTATGTAAAAACTGTCCAACAAAGAAAAATTGAGATAAATCCAAATGATTTCACAGGACCTATAAAACCATGAAATTTTTAAAAACCATTAAAATGCTTGACACATTTGCAGGTATTGGAGGTTTCAGTTACGCTGCAAAATATCTAATCGATCAAGGTATCGAGACAACAGGTTTTGTAGAAATAGATCCTTTTTGTCAAAAGGTTCTATCAAAAAACTTTCCTAACATTCCTATCTACGATGACATCACAACATTCACAGCAAGACCTTTTCAATACGACATCATATCAGGAGGATTCCCCTGCCAAGACATCTCAGTTGCAGGGAGACAAAAAGGCATCACGCAGACTACAAGGTCTGGTCTCTTCTACGAACTCATCAGAGTCATACGCATGGTTCGACCAAAATACGTCATCTTGGAAAACGTATCAGCGATCCTTAATAACGGATTGGACATTGTTCTCGCAGAGCTTTTCGAGGCAGGGTACGATGCAGAATGGGCAACTTTTCCAGCGAGCCTTATTGGAGCTGCCCATCAGAGAGACAGATGGTGGCTTGTTGCCTACTCCAACAACAATGGATCATCTACCTCAGAGAAGTCCAGAAGCACTCAAGAAACAAATGGAAGGAGCGAGGAAAGGAAGGACATCATTATCGAATCTGAGGGAAGCAGTAAATCCAGAGACTCAAGAAACTTTCAACTCCCTATTACCGACACCAAGAGCAGCACATGGAATGAACATGAGGTTGAGCGAGAACATGGCGAAACTGAAACACAAGAAATATTTAGAGACAGAGATAGCAGCGGAGATACACGAGAATCTTCCAACACCATCAGCAAGGGAGTGGAAAAACGGATCAGCGAATTCGACAAAGAACTGCAAGAAACAGGATCAGCTAGGTCGAGTGATTCATCATCTGACAGACGATCAACTTCCAACTCCAACGGCATCAGAACACAAAGCAAGGATGAAGGATACAACCCAAGCTGGAAAGTGCCTGTCGGCAATGGCGAGACAAGACAAACTCTCAGCCCAAAATGGAGGAGATATGTTTCTGAACCCTGCCTTCGTAGAGGAGATGATGGGTTACGAGGTCGGATGGACAGACTTAAAGCATTAGGAAATTCTGTAGTTCCGCAATGTGCTGCAATACCCTTGCAAAGGGTTATAGAATTGGAGCGTGAGCAACAATGAGACTAAGCTTCAACAAGAAATCCGACTTGCAATCGGCAAGATACCAACTCTTCGCCTTTTTCGTAATCAAGTGGGGCAACTTCCCGACCCAAGAACAGGAAGATACGTTCAGTTCGGGTTAGCTAAAGGTTCTTCTGATCTTATCGGTTTTAAAAAAATAAAAATAACCGAGGACATGATCGGACAAGAAATCGCACAGTTTGTCTCAATAGAAATCAAAACAGAAAAAGGCAAACTAACAACTCAGCAAAACAATTGGCTTACTTTTATTAATAAGGCCGGGGGAATTACAGGAGTTGCTAGAAGCATTAATGATGTATTTAAAATCCTGTCCCTAAAGTAAATATCACACAAAAAAATTAATGTCTGACTTAAATCTTGATAAGTCCCAATGGAGGACTTTCCTCGAAATTCTTGGCAAAGATAAAAATACTGTAAGATTACGTTCTTTCTATCCAAAAGGACATCCACTCAAAAATTCAGATCGTGGGAAAAAATCGAATGCCAATATTCCTTGGATTACGCAATGTCAGACAGAAGGTCGTGGTATTTATGTTGTTGTTAATGATGGTGGCGATACTGATAGCGAAATAACAGGTTGCCGTGCCTTTTTCTGCGAATGGGATGATCGACCAAAAGAAGAACAGATTAATGCATGGAAAGACTTAGGACTCCCCGAACCTCTACAAATAGATACAGGAGGTAAATCAATACACAATTATTGGGTTTTAAAAAAATCAATAGATCCAAAGACTTGGAAGCCTATTCAAGAAAGATTATTAGATTATGCAGATGCTGACAGAGCCTTAAAAAATCCATCACGAGTTATGCGATTACCAGGTACTTACCATATGGGAGATGATGGGACAAAACGAGAGATGACAAGAATCATCAGCTCGTGCGAAAAGAAATATACAGTTAAAGAAATTGAGGATTGTTTGCCAAATAAAGTGCAAACAGAAAAAATAAAAAAAAGTAAACAATTTAAAGAATATAGAAAAGGTACTTTTGAAGATATTAAAGAGGCACTTAATTGCATACCACCTCGTATCCCCGGAAGTGGTACTTATGATTATTACAGAAACCTGCTATGGGGACTTGTAAAAGCTTGCCATGACGCAAACAGATCTGAAAGCGATGCAATATCTTTAATGCAACAACATTCTCCGCAATGGGGAGGTATTGATCAAGTTGCAAGATCGGGAGGTAAATTAATCGAGGCAGGGACTTTTTGGTATCTCGCACGAGAATCGGGATATAATCCACCAAAACTTGTAGAGATAAAAAGTATAGAAAATCCCGATACTCCTGTAGTAATGGAAAAACAACCATTACAGAAAATAGAAGCTAACCAATTAATGGAGCAACTTAGAAAAAAGAATAAAGGAGATAATCCATTTAGATATAATATTTTTACTCAGCAGATAGAAGAAGGAGGAAATATTTGTGAAGGAGAAAACTCGCTAGAAAGATATTATATAAAACTTGCTGATAGTGGAATAAAAGTATCGAAAGATCTTGCCTTTGATTGTGTTGTTCAAGCAGCAAGGGAAAATGAATATGATCCTGTAAAAGAATATTTACAACACGTTTCCAATACAGAGGAACTTACTTATATTGATCAACTCGCCACTACATATTTAAGACCCGAAGATAAGCCTATCGCTCCTACCATTTACGACAAAATGTTGAAGTGTACTTTGATAGCAGCAGTAGCTCGTGTATTTGAACCAGGATGTAAATTTGATAACTGTTTTGTGATAGTAGGAAAGCAGGGAGCTAGAAAATCTACATTTTGGTCTACATTAGGAGGTCCTTTTTTTTCTGATGCATTAAAAGATATATCTAATAAAGACTCGTTGATGGTACTTCACAGAAGTTGGGTAATGGAATATTCGGAATTGGATTTTTTGACAACTCGAAAACAAGCAGGGGAAGTAAAAGCTTTTTTATCTCAAGCAACTGATATATTTAGAGTTCCTTATGGTAAATCAACAGAAGTATTCAAAAGAAGAGGAATAATAGTTGGAACTTCTAATAAGACAGATGGATTATTAATGGATGATTCCGGGAATCGTAGGTTTTGGATTTGCACTACGACAAGAGACAATACAAACCAAATAGATTGTGATGGATTATTGAAAGAGAGAAATTCGATTTGGGCGAGTGCCGTATCCGCATATTTAAATAAAGAACCTTGGACATTAGATACCGAATCAGAGGAAATTGTTAACAACGAAAACGTGAAATATTTAATAGATAGTCCTTGGAAATCTGTCGTAGAAAGTTATATAAATGAACCTAAAAATAGAGGCCGTGAGTTAACAACAGAGGTCGTACTTACAGAAGCAATTGAAAAACCAATTGAACGACAAACAAGAGGAGACCAGATGCAAATTGCATCGATCTTAAGGGACTTGGGACTCGTTAAAAAACGCAGAGGAGACAGATCGAGTCGCAAATGGGTCTACATTCGAGACTTGGACACAATTTCTGTATAGATTATTAAGAGGTTGGACACCAGAAGGTTGGACACAGGTTGGACACCCTGTCCACCACTAGCTTTGTCTAACGTCTAACTAAAAACCCATAAACTACTTTTTTTATGTAATTACCTATAAGATAGGGCTAAATAGGGGCTATCTTACACACACCAGAATAAAAGGAAAATATATAGGAAATAGGTTGGACATTTCAAAAGGTTGGACACGAGTCTCATATTTTTGGGACTTGCTATAATGGAATTAATTATATTTTTAAATATAAATTATGGCTTTTAAAATGACATTTAAGCCAAAAGATTTAAGTAAGAAACTTGATAAATATCAAGCAAAATCAATTCGATTTGTCTCTTATAGATCTGTTGAAGATTTAGGAAGAAAATTAAGAGATGTAAATATACCTCAAAGATATGAAAAATTATTTATTGCTCCTGTTGAATTTACCTTAAAAAGTATTTTTTTAAAAGATTATGATAATAAAGCAAAGATAGATTTTAACACAATTGATGATAAATCTTTAGGTAACCCACCTGCCTTTTATTTGTATCCAGTAATTGGTGGTGGTAGTAATGATGTATATGAAACAAGATTTGCTCAATGGTTAAAAGCAAATAGATATATGAAAAGGAATCAATTTCCTGTAGCTAATTTAGCTTACAAGGAGATGATGAAAAAAGGTGCTAATAATAGACTTGCTCCTTATATATATGCTAATACTCAAAGAGCATTAAGAAAAACTGATGCGAAACAATTAAAATATAATTCGCAAGGACCAGAAATTCAAGATGCAAGAGTTTTTGCAATGAAGGACTCGTTCCCTAAAAAAGCAAAGAAAAAACAAAATAGATATCAGCCTGGAATTTATAGAGTTAAAGCAAATCAAGGAAAAAAAGGTGCAATCATACCTTTATTTAAATTTATTACTCCTAAACCAACTGTAAGAAGAAAGACAATAACTTTTTACGACATAATTATACAAGAAACAGCAAAAGAACTTCCATTAATATTTGAAAGAAATTTGAAAAAATATGGAATGTAGTGCTAGGATATTAGTAGCAAATGTTTTACCTTAGTGACTAACGTAGACGATCTAGCAAAAAAAATACAATTATTAGATGAAGCTTACAGAGCTGGTAATCCTTTAGTGTCTGATTTAGAGTTTGATAAATTAAGGGCAGAATTAGTAGATATAGCACCAAATCATCCATTACTACTATCGCCCGGAGGTGGCAATAATTTATTAAGTTTAGGAAATTATTCTTTCATAGATTGGTATAAAGACTTGCCACATAATACAGATGTAGTTGTACAACCTAAGATAGATGGTTGTGCTGTAGCTCTTAGATATAGATTTGGAGAGTTAGTGAAAGCTTGGAATAGAAAAGGAAAAGATATTACTTATGCAATGAGAAAAGTTACTAATGTTCCACAGAAGATTAATCATTTAGATTGCATAGAAATAAGAGGAGAATTATACGGAACAACAGGACATACAAAAAGTCAGAGACTTGCAGCAGGTCACATGAGAAAAAAAGCACCCGATGGCAAAGGACTCGCATTCTGTGCTTTTGAAATTATGGGAAAAGATGAGGGATATGAAGTTGATACATTACAGCAATTATTATGTTGGAAGTTTCATGTCTGTGGACATATACATTTAAGAAGTGGTGTTATACAGAAAGTAAAAATCTTACATGAAGATTGGAAAGATAGTTTAGTTTTTTCTAGATATCCAACAGATGGATTAGTAGTTAAAGTAAACAGCCATAAATTACAAGCAGAATTAGGTAGCGGTAGTGTTGCACCAAGATGGGCATTAGCTGTTAAAGATTGGAAACTTAGTAATTAATATTCTAGTAATTTGCTAGGAAATACTATATAATAAGGGGGTACATTCATAATTATTATGACAACCACAAAAACACATACATTCTTGGATCATGTCAAAGAACATACTCCGGGAATCTTAGATATCTATCAAAGATATGCAAAATACGATTGTAAGATAGTTTCTCAATATTGTTCTCCACAGAAACAAGCAAAAGATTACGATCCTAATGAAGAACCAAGCTTTAATTTTGAAGTTGACGATCCACTAATACCAAACCATGAAAGAGTTTTTTTTAGTGCAAAAAGACGAGGTGTAGAAATTATTATTATTTATGATTTTGAATCTGAAAATGCATTTAGAGAAGATCATTTTATGACGCATGAAGATTGTCTTGCATATTTAGAACAACTTCCAAGAACTTGGCATACCTATACATCTTTAGATCCCGAAGCTAATTATGAGGAGGATGCAAAATGAATAACATTCAAACCAATATAGGAGATCTTAAGAACCAACTTAAGCAACTTCAAGAAGTTAATTTAGCTCAGATTGATAGGATACAAAATTTGTTAGAAAAAATTTCTAATCCAAGTTTTGAAAAGCTATCTTATCGTGAGCAATATGATCTCAAAAAATCATTATCTGATACAGGTAGATTTATTAAAGATTATATTGATACAAGCAATTCTAAGTTAGATTACACCGCAAAACAAATATTCTTATATTGTTTATTTACTAGCTCTAAAGAAAGTGAACTTTATAAAAAAGTTCAAATAGAAAGTGTTAAGCATTTATCTGCTAAAGAAATACCTTTTAATATTTTTAAATCCATCATGGAGGACAAAGACATCTCACAACTTGAAAAGAATTATCTTATTCAAGAAAGGGGAGATAAAAGATACAAAGTTAAGGAGGTTTCAAAATGAATTTTGCAGAACTTGAAAAAAAAGATTTTAATTTAAAATTTTCATTTGAAAATTTAACTACTACTCTTTTGTTTTTACAAAAAATATTAGAAATTTATCCTGATGAAAATTCTCCTTCACATAAATCTTCTGTTGAGTTGTTCGATAGCATTATGGAACAAATACCCTATGAAGAAGGAAAAGCTCTTGAAACTTATTTTAATGCAATGCATTTAGAACAATCATTAGACGAGGAAGATTAATGACTCAAAGAATAAATATATCTTTACCAAAAGATATGGCTGAATTTTTAGCTGAAGATTGTAAAAGAAATTCTAAATTCGTTGGGGTTCTTGGAACAAATCCAGAACCTTACGAATGTTATGACGAATTTGTTGATCAATACGAACAGCAAAAAGACTCGCAAACACAAGAAATTTTCAGCCTGGGCTTAAACCCGGCTGAATTTGGTCAGCTCCGGGACTTGCTAGATCATGTCAAACATATTGAAATGGAAGCAAGACCCGAAGAAAAACTTAGATTTATTAATCTGAGTACCATAAATGGAATCGCTAAAAAATTAAAAATTTTAGCGGATCAGGAAGGAGCAAAATCTGACGATTTTTTCTTCAACAACAACAACCCTTATTAAAGACTCGGAGGACTCGCACCCTTGAAAAGACAATTTAACATTCGTATTTCTGATGAATGTTTTGAACAGCTCGAAACATTAACAAAAAGATCATCAACAAATATCTGTCCCACTTGTGGAAGTGAGACAGAAATCGAATTTTCTAAATATAAAGGTATGAAACCGACAGGACTCGCAACCTTACTTTTAGAAGAAGCAGTTCAAAAACTAACAAAAAAGGACTCGTAAGAGTCCTATTTTTTTTGTCTACTTGTAAATAGAATTAGCTTTAATAGGTAATAATTTTGTTTTATTTGCTATGTGACAAGTCTCAACATAAAAATCATCTTCATAAAAATGAGATTTTCTTTTAAAAATAAAACCATTTCTTAAATATTTAAAAAATACAAAACATTTGGTTCTTTTTACCACCTCAAAACATTCTATTTTTTTATGAGGTAACATATCCATTTCTAAAAGTTCTTCAATAACTGAGGGACTCGGATTACTTGTTTTGCGAAAATAAACAGTTCCAACCTTAAAAAACTTTCTTCTTCTACTAATAGTTCCAATATTAAATGTTATCATTCTTCTTCTTCTCCCATTTCTAATAAATCTGCAATTTCATTCATAACTTTTTCTGTGGAACTATCCCACCGATCTCGACCCCACCATAAGGAATCAATTAAATCAATTAATTTTTTCCCATCTTCATCACAATTAAATGTGCCTTTTTTGTTTGTTGATTTGATAAGCATTAATTTTCCTCCGTATTAAAAATTTCGCCATTGCACCATTCGTACAATTCTTTTTCTATTA